CATGTTCTTTTTTATACCTTGCAGTATATTCTTTTAGCATACAACCCAACAAAGAAAATGCAAAAGTATAATTACTTTTGTTTTCCATTGCCCATAGTGTGCAAGGATGCTTCTGATGTACAGGTTTATACAAACCTTTCTCTTCTGCAAAGCTAGGTGCATGATGCCATAGCACAGTACATAACATCTGTGTTTCTTCTAGTGGCATCTTGACTATGTGTTGGTCACATAGAGATGATGCAATCTTACTTGGTCTATCTTCTATTATAAATCTATTCATGTGTCCACTCCTCTTGTTTACAAAACAAATCTATACCAAAGTCATAACCTTGGTTATAGTAATGGTGTGATTGTTTCTCATCTCTTGTGCCATGTAACATAGCATCTGTAACACCATCCTTAAACTTTTG